ATCCTCATATTTCAAAAGTACAACTATTAATACATATATACTAATATTTTTATATGTTCTACAACATGTTTTTGCCCTTTTTTGAAAATAATCGTATGTTATAAAACATAATTACAGAACATGTTGTATATTTGATGAACTAAATTAATCGGGTATGGAAAATATATCAATATGGCAGTTTGCGGAAAGGGTATTAGAATTATACCCTCATTTGAGAAAAGAGGCCGAAATACAAAACGAAAAGGAAAATATAATCATGGAAAACCTTACTCGGGATCTCTTAGAAATTAGCAGGATTACATGTGAAATGATAGAAAAATCCGGTAAACATTAAAATCATGGCAGCTCATAAGAAATATCAGGGTATAGATTATGATAAACTCTTTGATGATATAATGAATGATATTGTAGAGCAAAATATGTCAGCTTCAAAAGCAATGATCGGGAAAATGTCCTATACAAAGTTTTGGGATATGCTTAATGAAGATAAAACGAGAGCTGATAAATACGCGCGCGCATGCATTTTGAGGGCTGAACGTGTTAATGATGAGATACTTGATATTGCAGATGATAAGAGTAATGACACATTAGAGATTGATTTAGGTGATGGGGTTCTTATTGAAAAAGAAAACAAAGAATTTATACAACGCTCAAGGGTACGTATTGATGCCCGAAAATGGTGGTTATCAAAAACAAATCCAAAAAAATATGGTGAAAAACTGGATATTACAAGCGATAATAAGCAGTTAGTTACTCCTCAAATTATTGTCAAAACAGAATCAGAAAAAGAAATCATGCAAGGTTTGCTTGATAAAGAGTAAAATGTTTTAAATTGTAAGTAAAATAGGCATAAAAGTAATAATATTATACTTCTATCGACAAACAAATAACAAAACCGTAAGCAAATGTATACAACAACCTTTATGAACACCGCGAAAGCTTATAATGATGGTTATAGGTTCATTGAGAGTAGAGGGGGAAGCCGTTCCGGAAAAACATACGGCGAATTGCAGTTATTAGATATCATCGCGCAGAAATCCAAAAAAAGAGTTATTACAACAGTAGGGTTATCCGTTCCACATCTCAAAGGTGGTGCTATTAGAGACTATGACAACATACTATATGACAGGGGAGTCATCCCGGATAACATCCGAACAAAAGACCCTTACATCTACACATACGGGCGTACAGTGCATGAATTTATATCATTTGATAATTTGGGAAAGGCTCTTGGGTCAGCACGTGACATATTATTTTTGAATGAAGGGAACAAAATGCCTTGGCCGATTGTGCACCAACTTATACAGCGCACATCCGAATCCGTTTTCATTGATTATAATCCGTCTGTAAAATTCTGGATTGATGATGTTGACGGTTTTGATATTAGATCGCGCAAAGATGCAACATCCATCCATTCCACTTATCTTGATAATTACGAAAACCTCACAGTTGGTCAGATTGCAGAGTTTGAACTTGGAAAGAAAAAAGCAGAGGAAGAGGCAAAAAGGGGCTTATATGGCTATTGGTCTAACTGGTGGACGGTGTACGGATTAGGGGAGTATGGTCAAGTAGAAGGTGCGATATATACAGATTGGGAACTGGGGGAATTTAATGAAACACTACCGTTCCGCTTTGGTTTAGATTTTGGATTTTCAAATGATCCTGACGCTTTAATTAAGATAGCGGTCAACGAAAAAACTAAAACGGTCTATCTTAAAGAGTGTTTTTACAAATCAGGTCAATCATTTAGCGTTCTAAAAGATGAAATGACAAAACATTGTAATAGATATGATAACATAATTGCTGATAGTGCTGAGGATAGATTAATACATGACTTAGCAAAATTCTTTAATGTCAGGGCGTGCATTAAGGTCAAGGTTATTGAAAGGATTAAACTTTTACAGGGTTATCACTTGATTATAGACACTGATAGCCCAAATTTAATAAAAGAGGTTATGAATTATATATGGTCAGATAAGAAGTCTGAAACACCTATAGATGCATCTAATCACTTATTAGATGCTGCCGGATACGCATTCATGAACAAAGTACAAGGAAGCAAAGTTTTAGCATATTTTTAAACTTAATAAAAATCAATCATGGCAAATTATGTAAAAAAGGAAAAGGTTATCACAGAACCTGAACAAGGAACAAATGAGGTGTATACCACATCTGAGAATGTCACTTATGTTCCTGAAAAATCGAAAGAAGAAATGATTATCAATCATCTCAAAGAGGCAAAAGAGCTGTGCACTCAATGTGCTGCTGAAAGGCGCGCCGTTGGTTTGAGTATGACAAGGGTTGCGAATGTAGGCCGAATGCTCAATGAGCACATTAAGGTCTTGACTCCTCTGCTCAATGATTATTGAGATAGACAAACGGTATAATCTTGTAACCAACTGGGATGACCTTGGTTATAAGAAATGTGCTGATCTGGACGAATATATCAAGTCGTTGCCGGAATGGATTAAGATGATGCTGATGGACGAGGAACCCCCGGAAGGCTCACCCGTTGACCCGCTTAAGATGTTTGAGGTCTATGCAAAATGTCTTGAAATATTGTCCGATATACCTTATGATGTGTTGTCACATGTTGCCTTCATGGATTTACTGCCGACATTTGAATTCATCAAAACGTTGGTTATATCAATGATAGGTGATGTGTATGTAGATCTGCATGAGATTGAAGGGTTTGTGCATGAGGGTGACTATTACGCTATGCCTTTGTCGGATACAGACATTACCGGGGCTGTCGTTCCTTGTGCTGAAATCACAGCGTTAGAATTTTGTGAAGCATCAGACCTACATCAAGCGGGTTACAGGTACGCCGGGAACATCGTTTCAATCCTCTGTCGCAAAACCGGGGAAAAGTACGATGAGAAAATCTGTAAAGAACGCGGGAAATGGGACATTAAGATGCCTGTTGTCTTTGAGGTATTACATAAGCTTACTGCTGTACATGAGTACTCAAAGAAGCTGTATCAAAATATCTACAAACAGGGTAAAGGAAAGTCAAGCGCGATGAATAATTTTGGGTGGATGGGTAAAATTCTCTGGCTCGGTGGTGTGGAGAATAAGGAGAAAATCGAGCAGATGAATGTGTATGAGTTTATGAGGTTACTAAGTTTTAAATTGGCTGAAAATGAGTAGAGCGGAAAGATGTTGCAGCAAGAAACCTAAGTTGTCATGTTGCTATACGCCAAAAAAGTTGTGGATATTTAAAATATATCACATTAAAGCGGCGATCTGGTGTGCTGATTGTAAGAGTCAACGGGTTTATGTCAAGTTCACTCTTTTTAAGCCTGATTTGAATAAGGTTGTTGAAAAACTAATAAAAGAATGGAACAGGAAGTTTTAATGGCAAAGATAGCCCTGTTAACTATGCTCATAGAGCGCGAATGTCAGTGCGACAAATCAAAATGTGCTGAACATTTCATGTACTTAGAGTCATTAAGATACGAATATCAATGTATGTATGAAGAGATCAGGAATAGTAACAGCGATTAAAACCTTGGTTGAGGCGAACAGTTATTCATTCAATCAAGGTTTTATCTATCGAATCAATGAGTACACAGGAACATATCCGGTATGGATGCTTACACCTATCAGGTTACAGGATAGGAAGAGGGACGGAAGCGGGTCAAAGTCTGTATATCTTTGCGAGGCTTACATTTTCACGAAGAATGAAGCAACAACGGAAACAGGCAAAGAAACCATATGGGAGGCACAGGAAACATTAGCCTCAAAAGTTTTCAATGGTCTTGATACCCTTTCCCGGACAACATCGGACATTATGGAGGTCTCCGGGCTTTCATGTGAACCAGATGAATTTCAGATAGACCAACGAGGTTCGATAAGTATGAAAGTATCATTTACCATCAAAGTCTATGACTGTTGATTTGAATAGTGTAGCCGTAAGGGTTAAGCAGTATCTTGTTGATGAACTTAATTCTATGCCGTCAAACAGCCGTTTTGACACTTATCAACGTAAACTGCTGTCTGAAAGTATCGACAGTATGGTAAGCGAGGTAAAAGATGGTTGGGAAGCGGTGTTCAGCTCACAACTCGAAATTGGAAAGTATATTGAATCGGGATTGAAGGCTAACCCGTCATACAATTTCGGTCAAGGCGGAGGGCATATGAGTCAAATGTTTATAGCTATTCATTCGTTTGTTACGTCAAATAATATCAGATTTGAAAATGCATCTCAAAAGAGTGCTGCATTTCTAATCATGAGGTCAAAGAAAAGAAAAGGCATTACACCCGCGTCTTTTGTGAAGAATGTTATTGATAAGAAAGGTCAGGAAATTGTAGAAATCATTAGTGCTTTGTTTACATACTTTGTTGAAGTAACCCTAAAATCAGAATTAAATGGCATCGTTCAGTCTTAACAGTGCGCCTTCGATAGAAGCCTTTGCGCCGATGTTGTATGTTTTCAACTTGTCAGACGTAAAACAGATAGTAATGACAATAACCGTCAACGGGGAATCGTTTGAAAAGACGTTCAACGCGACCGACTGTTCCGGGGCGACAATATCAATCGACGTGTCAAGATATGTTCAGGAGTTTGCTTTTGTTGCTAATGATGTATATCGTTCAACATGCAGACAGGACAGCTCCGCTATAGACATATCTTATGCAGTCTCTTTTATCGCTACCTATACGAGTAATGCAACAGCAACACTTAGTTATACCAACTATTCAATACCGAGCCTATGAACTTCTTAACCAACAGACCGATGATTTCCAATGTGCACCATAACGGACATATCTGTATGATGTACTATCAAGACGTGACAGACAATAACGGGGTTACGCTCACCCCTGAAATCAAACTTGACGGTGTAACTAAGACCTGCACGGTTGGAACTTGTAATAACCTCACTTCGATACATATCCCTTATTCGGTGTTCAGTGCAGGGAATGTTCTGACATTACAGTTGAAAGATTTTCAAGACAATGAGGTATCCTCTTTGTACACTTTCAACATCATTCATAAGGGTTGCGATGTGGTTAATGTTGCTTGGCTGAACACAAAAGGAGGAATCGACCACTACACATTTTTCTCTGAAAAGAAAGTCAAGATAAGCAGCGAGGCTTCGTATATCGAAAGAATAGATTCAATGAAAGCCATCCAATCCAAAAGATATTCAGATTACGTGATGGTTTCAGACCATGAAGCTTTGAATATGCGTACCTGGTTAAGTGAGATTATAGGTTCTCCTAAGATTTGGATGTTGCCATTCACGGAAGTTCAGTTGACCGAATCATCACTTAATACGATTTCAAATGATCTTGAACAGTTATCTATCACATTAAGACCTTTCCGAACAAAACTACAGTCATTATGAGACTATACATTGATGACATACTGGTTCATGATTTCGATAGCTATCCTGACATAGGACTTACTTTCGACAATGATAACATTGAGGATGTTGATACTCTTTCAACAAGTAGGACTACTTCGCTTGATGTACCTGTTACACCATTGACCAGACGCGTATTTGGTCACGCCGATAATCCTCATGTTGCAAGGTTTAATAATGCTTTGCATACAGCGCGGCTGGAAGAAGATGTTGTTATCAATGAGGGTTTTGCTTTTTTAACGTCTTCCGGGGGTTCTTTTAAGTTAAATATCGTTGGTGCAGGTAAAGCCTGGGCCGTCTGGGCTGCGGTACATAATCTTAATGAGCTTACAGGGTTATCCCTTGCGGTACAAGATATTATTACCGCTTGGGCTACCAATGCCGATGTTCAGATGTTTCATGTCCAGAGAGATGATTTTCTTAATGATGACGGGTCTTTAAGACCGATGTGTATTACTGATATGCACCCATTTTTTAATGTAAAGGCTGTTTTTGATAAGATATTCGCCGATGCAGGATATACCGTTCAATCCTCATTGCCTTCTGATGTTTATTTCTCTGACAAGGTAAAAGAACAGGATTCAAAGACTATTGATGCATATACGGGATTCAAGGCTGGACGGGATACCACTATAGAGGCAACACCGTTATTCCCGGCACTCCGTGACACGCTTACACAAGCTGATTTCTCAATAGTCAACGTGACTACCGGCGACGGGCAATATAATAACGGGGGCTTTTCTTTAGTTTCCGGGGTTCCGACCTTCACTAATCATCATTCAGTTGATGTTGTTGTCTTATTCCGTTTGCAGATGGATTTTGAAACACAGATAGTTTATTCAGGGAGTACAGGTACGCCGCGTTTGCCTCACTATTATAATAAGTTCAAATATGGTGGAGTGACTAAAGAGTTCGATTATAAGACAAATGGGATTGTATATACTCCTGTAAAAAGACATTATAATAATCTTGAATATGATAACTGGATTTTTGATATTGGATTATCAGGACAATCCTTTTTTGGCCTTACATTAAATGGAAGTATAAGCGGTTATACACATTTTTTAGTACAAGCGTATTCATCAAATGCGTATAGCCCAACATTTGGGTGGTATACACCATCAAACTTACTTTATGAGTTTAATCTACTTATTGCCGATATTGGAAAAGAGATAATTTATAATGTTGAAGGAACGAATATCTCTTCTTTATGTTTTATAGTTTGGGGAATAGATTCTGTTGGTGATTATCATTCGATATATAACGATAGTACATTCACATTAGGATTCACACAGTATACAGATGATGGCGAATATGCACCATTTTCTGTAGATATAACCTCACGCCAACCGCTCAATGTTGCACCAAACGAGTCCAACGGTTGTGGAGATTTCGAGTTTTCACAGAATAATGCCCATCAGGCAATAAGTATCATCATTCCTTATGAAGATGTCACATTAGAGACCACTTTTACCCCCTTGATGATAGGGATAGGTACTACCATTACCCCTGCAATAGCACTTTCAGATAGCCCGCAGATAGACCTACTAAAGGCTGTAAAACACATGTATAACCTTCGATTCATCACTGATGAAGATAAAAAAATAGTGTATGTCTATCCACGTACCACGTTCTATGACGGGGCGGTGGTGGACTGGTCAGAAAAGAATGATTATTCGGTAGATGTTGAGATTACAGAGTTAGGTTCAGAGATGGGTAAAAATATGGTTCTTAAATATCAGGATGCTGATTCTTATGTTCAGGATTACAACGAGCTAAACCCCGAACTTGGCGCGTTATCTATTCCTATGCTTCATAAGTTTACCGAGGAAGAAGATACCGAGATAGAAAACCCCATGTTTGCATCTTCCATAATTGGAAATTGCAGTCTTAATGGCAGCATGCAGATACTATATGTTGACAATGACGGCAATTTTGCATCCAGAGTGGTTAAGAGGATGAGCGTTCAATCTCTATCTGATCCAAACTTTTACCCTTCGACAACATCATACCCGTTGGTTAATTTTTCATCATTGGGTTTTGATGTGATGAATTATTATACTGACAACGCGAATGCTTATAATTACGGCAGGCGGATAACTCTTAATCTATTCCTTAAGACAAAGGATATTGAAGGTTTTGCCAGTCCCAACTCTTTAAAGAAAGATTTCCGGGGAACATTCCTCATTAAGGTAGACAATGAAAAGATTGCCTGCCGAATAGAAAAGATAGAAAATTTCATCCCTGAAAAATCGACCAAATGTTCATTTATAACCATCTAAAATGGAACAAAATATTTTACTTAGAATTAAGGTCATTGGTTCGCCTGAACTGGAAGACTTACAAAAGAAGTTAAGAACAGTAACATCTTTCGTTGAGAAATATTCCCGCACTATTCAGGAATATGATTACGCACAGCAGGCAGGAATACAGGCTACCGATTCACAGACTAAAGCTTATGAAAGAGCGCAAAAGTTCCTTCCTTACCTTATACAAAAACAATCCGAATATAAGGCGGGTGTAGCAAGCCTTACCACTTCACTAACTACAGAGGCGAACGCTATCAGGGCTAAAGAGCAAGCCGACAAAGAGGCCGCTATAGCTACACAGAAGGCGGCTAAAGAACAGGAAAAAGCTACTCGTATAGCTGATAAGAAAGCCGCCGCAGATGCCAAAGCCGCACAGGCGCAACAGTCTAAGACCAGTCTTGACACAAAGGCCGCACAGTCGCAAAATCAACTTAACGCTGTTATAGAAGGAGAATCAACAGTAAGGGGTAGGAACACTCAAAGGATACTTGAAAACAAAGTCGCTACTAATGCCCTTATTGCTCAAAAGAAGTTAGAGATTACAACTACCAGTACGGAAGTAGGCGCATACGCGCGCTTAGTTGCCGAAATGCAGCTGGCTGAAAACGCTCTTTTGGACATGGGAGCTGCTGGCGTAACTTCCGGAGCTGGTTTTGATGCTGCAAAGATAAAAGCTTCCGGGCTAAGAGACCAGGTTAATAAACTCCATACAGCAACGGGAGCGATGGGTAAAGGTATGAACAATGCCTATAACTCAACATTCCAGATGACACAGGTAATGCGTGAACTTCCTAACTTTGCCATTGATGCAAGGATAGGGTTTATGTCGTTATCCAATAACTTACCTATGTTGGCCGATGGATTCAAACAGTTAGCCAATCAGGTTGATGCAACAGGTAAAAAAATGGGAAATGCTTATGCTTGGAAGACAATGGGTAAATCCATCCTGTCTTTAAATACCATTATGATTGTTGGCGTTACCGCAATGGTACTTTACGGTGATAAACTCATAGATATGCTTAATGGTAGCGAATCATCATTAAAAACATTTCATGATGAATTAAAAAAAGGTGAAGGATTGTATTCTGATGCTGTTAAGAATATAACAGAGGCAGGAAGTGCTATAAATTTATATAAAACAGGCGTTATTGATTCTACAGAGTTTTTAAAGCAGATGAATGAGGCTTTAGGTGATAATGTTAATAAATTTAAAGATGAAAATGAGGCTATTGCTTGGTATGTTCAAAATTCAGGGGCATATCTTGAAGCCATGGAGGCGCAAGCGATGGCTAATGCCTATCTTGCAAAAGTTGTAACTTATCGTAGTAAGGCAGAATTTTATGCTGCACAAGATTCTGTTTCCAATTTTCAAACAGTAGGAAAATCATTTTCCTTATTATGGGAGTATATAAAAGACCTTGGTAGTAATGAATATATTTTAGGTGGTATAGTCAAGATGTCCAAACGTACTATTCAGTATCTTAAAGACATGGGCAATGCTGAATCTTTAATTTTACAAGATAGAAATAATAAACGCATAAAAAATAATGCAAAAGCAGACGAAGAGGAAGCTAAATATCAGAAAAAAATGGCTGAATCATGGGCTAAGTTAAAAGATTTAATGAATCCTCCTGATGAAAAAAAGTCGAATACAAATGTTTCTTCACAGGTAGAAAGTTATAACCATCTTGCCGAAGCTCTAAAGACAGTTCAGGAAGCACGCGAGGAACTGGCAACCAGTGAGGAAACTTTAGGCGTAAAAAATCCTTACATCCTAAGGATTACGGCGGCTAATACTTGGCTTGAGACAGAAAAGGAGATAATAGAAGAAGACAGGCGTTTATCTACACAATCAGAGACCGAAAAGTATAATTCTGACAAGAAAAAGCTTGAAAGCGACTTGAAAAACGCTACAGATAGGAAAACGGCACAGCAAACATATAATAAAGAGATTGAAGTATTAAATAAGAATCATTCGACCGAATTAACCAAAATTGATGATGCATATAATAATTCAAAGATTGATGCCGAAAATAAGAGAAATGAGTGGGTTTACAAGATAAATAACGACTATTCAAAGCGCAATATCGAGCAAAATAATGAAGATTTGCAGGCATTTAAGAATAGTCTGGAAGATGAACAGCAGGCATTGGTTGACGCTGAAAATAAGCGTTACGATGTTGACATTTTAAGGGCTAAGAATAACAAGGAAAGGGAAATAAAAACCCGTGAACATAAGTTAAACCTTATAAGGATTGAAGCTACTTACAGCGAACAGCTTTTACAACTTGAAATAGATAATCTTAAAATGTCCTTGAATGAGCAAGGATTATCCGATAGTGAAAAAGAAGCTTTGCAAAAACAACTCAACCAAAAAGAACTGGATCTTAAGAAGAAACACAATGATAATATTGCCAAACTCGATGAGGCCGGGACGCAGGAAAGCGTTTCTAAATTCAAGATTAGTCAAGATCAGAAACAAGAGATATTAGAGGCTTCACTTTCTACATTATCATCTGCTTTTGAGACTTATTTCAATTATCAAAATGATTTATTAGATAAACAACTGGATAAACAGCTGGATGCGCTTAGTGAACAGGAGGATGCACAAATAGATTCACTGGATAAGCAAAAAGAATACGGACTTATCTCTGATATCTCTTATAATAAGAAGAAAGAACAGATTCAAAAGGAGTATGATAAAAAAGAGGAGGAATTAAAAAAGCAGGCTTTCGAGAAAGATAAAAAGCTCAAACTTAAGCAGGCCGCAATGGAGTATGCAATGGGTGTTATTAGGATATGGGCTACACATCCAGAGCCTATTACAGCGGCTATTTTGACAGGACTATTAACTATTGCCACAGGTGTAGAAATGGCCGCTATTAACGCCGAACAATACGCTACAGGGGGAAAGGTTAAAGATTCAAATATCCCTCAACAATCAAATGGAGATAATGTTCTTGCAACTTTAAAGACCGATGAGGTTGTATTAACTAAAGAGCATCAAAAAGCTTTGGGAGGTGACCAAACATTTAAGGCAATAGGCGTTCCGGGGTTCGCTACAGGGGGAAAGGTCATAAAGTCATATTCTTCCGCTCCAATTCCTGCTAATATGGCGTCACGGATAACAAGTGCTGTTATGTCGGCCAATGATATGGTTCAACTTGTTAAATTACAGACAGAAGAATCTGTAAAACTTATATCTGATATTGTGGATGCTAAGATAGTCTCTTTGAAGGTTTATATCGTTGAAAGCGAGATAACAGATGCGCATAAGAAGGTGGATGTTTCCGTACTTCAAAGTAAGCTCTTATGATAGCGGAAAATCTTGTTTCGAGACTGAAAAATAAGTATCCTGACCTTTCAGAGTCTACTTTGAGTAATATGATTGAGATGGGTATAATTGATAACAAAACCTGTATTATTATGCTTATAAAAAATGATGTCAATGCTTATTACAAGGCTGGATTGGGAAAAAGGGAGTCTATTCAGTTGGCTGCTGATTATTACGGCATCTCTTATGATACTGCACTCAATTATGTCTACAAACGAAAGGATATAAAAACGTTGTAACTCCAAACAACGACCTGGTTTCATATGTCAATATATTTGCCGTATGAATTTAGGCACTATAAACATATCGAACAAAGCCGACACCGCAATAATTGATATTGATGGTATTATTGGTGTTCCTGAATGGTGGCAGTTCGAAAATCCGGAAGACAAAGTTTCAACTTATGACACTTTCAAGTCTAAGTTAAATGAAATAAAAGCCCTTAAAGCTTCAAATATTCATGTCAACATACAAAGTCCAGGCGGTTTTTTAGATCATGCATTTGCTATTTATGAGACTTTAAAATCCACAAACGCAAAGATTTCCACAAAGGCATACGGGTTTACAGCTTCGGCAGCAACTATTATTCATCAAGCCGCTGAACCTGGGGAACGTCAAATGGCCGAACATTCATTATATCTCATTCATAGATGTTCAGGTATGGCAGAAGGCAATATTCACCAGATGACGGAAGCATTTAAGTCATTTGAAAAAGTAGATATTCAAATAGCTGAACTTTACGCAAGTCAATCTAAAACAAAGAAAATGACTACTGATGATTATATGGCTGTTATGGATAGAGAAAACGGTAATGGAGAATGGATTTCCGCCGATGAGGCAATTGAACTTGATCTTGTGGATAAAAAAGTCTCAGGTTCTAAGATTACTAATATGATTGATTTTAAAGCATTGAATTTACCAGAATATAAACCAACAAAGAACGAAATGAAAATCAAAGAATCATGGAATCAGTTCATTAACCTGTTAAAGGTTGGGAAGGATACCGAAATCACCGAAAATCATCTTGAATCTTTGAATTCCGAGCTCACTAATAAGGCTACAGAGGTAACAACTCTGACGGCACAGGTTAGCGAGAAAGAAACAAAGATTACCGAATTAACCAATACTGTAGCCGCTAAAGATGTTACTATTGGCGAAAAGGAAACGAAAATTACCGAACTGACAAACCAGTTAACTACTGTTACATCAGAAAGGGATCAACTTAAAGCAAATAAGACAGAGACAAAGGATGTGGAAGATCCTCCACAAGGCGAACAAGTCTTAACTGGTAACGCCGCTGCTTATAACAAGGACATGGAAAATTTTAAAGACTAATCAATATGGGAAAAATTATCTCAGAACCGAAAACCTATGCAGGTAAGGACTTGGAAACCATTTTCTTTCGCCCTGCATTCTCTGGAAAATCACTTGCCGAGCTTGGCGTTAAAGTGATGCTGAACACCCCCGTACCTGTTAAAATGCAGTTATGGAAAGGTGCTGAAAACGTATTAAAGGCTTATTCTACCGGGTTCACTGGTGGAAATATTGCTACTAAGTACCAAAAGACTATTTCACTTGAAAAAATCAAGGCTGAACTTTCATTTGACCCTACCGATTATTTCGAGATGGTCAATGAGCTTGTAACCAACTCTGCAAACGTAAATTTAGGCGACTTGCAAGGTACTCCACTTGAAAAAGCAGAAACTTACCTGTTCCGTGAAGCTATCAAGAACAGTATTTATATTACCGCTTGGCTGGGTAAAAAATCCCGTGCATCTGGTTTATATCCTACATTTGACGGATGGTTGCAGAGACTTGTAACGGATTCAATTGCTGGAACTGGTGAGGAAACAGATATTATAACTTGTCCTTCGATGGCTGTTACTGATGCTGCTGAAACTTTGTTTACTTCAATGTTCAGGAATGCAGATACCGTATTGCAGGATAGGAAAAATCTTCTGGCATATTTTGTGACAAATGATGTTCTGTTTAATTATGAGGATACTTTGAAATCCGCTAATCTGGAAAGTTCACGTACTGCCATGATTGATGGTGTTCAACGTTACATGTTTAATGGAATACCTATCATACCGGTTAACCTTACCGATTATCTGGCTGATGCTCCTGACCTTCCACAATCTTTTGCTTTGCTTTCCGTAAGGGAAAACCTTGTGATTGCAGTAAATACAAATCAACTTCCAGATGGACAGGTTAGAATGTGGTATAACGAAGACGAAATAGAGAACCGTCAAAGGGCTATCTTTATGATGAGTGCCGAATATGTAGAACCTAAGCTTTGTGTTCTTGCCGCTGCTGTTACTACTCCGGCAACACCTACGGTAAAAGTAGCCGCAGACAACACTACCGTAACCATAGAATGGACTGCCTCCGTGCAGACTTCTATTTATAATGTTTACAAGGATGGTGTCTTTTATTCTACGGTAACAACCGATGAGGCCGCAATAGTTGGCCTTACAAAGAATACAACCTATGCGTTTACCGTGAAGGCTGTAATCGGGGCTGCTGAATCTCCTGCATCCGCTGCATTAAGCGTAACAACCACTAACGTCTAACCAGTACCCCTTCGGGGGTTCTATTAATACTAAAAAATATGGCATTAGCAGGATATACTAAGACATGTGGTAAGACCACATCAGGCGTAAACTCTCTGTATCTTACAGAGAAAGCAAACGTGACAAGTTTCACAAAGGGAACTGACAGGGATTATACCGCAGCAACGATGGTAGCATTGGCTGTATTTAAAAAATACGAGTTTGATCAAGACCAGTGTGAATTTAAGGAAACTGTGGCAATGGCAAATAATGCTGTTACCGTAACTCAGGTCATTGAGTTTCATCTGGATAAAATGGGTAAGCTGGCAGCTACAGCAGTAAGTGAGATAATCGCTGCTGTTTATTGCGGGATTATAGCAATTCCAAAGAGCACTTTAGGCACTCAATTTGTTGTTGGGTATTGCGAGGAACAACTGAAAGAACGTGCTTATCCTACCATTGGTGGTGAAGCAACTACCGGAAAAGCTTTGGGTGATGCATCGGGTGAAACGGTCACTTTGACATGGACAACCACTGAAAAGGCTTATACCTATTCCGGAGTTATTCCGGTGTAAGAAAAATAATCTAACCATAATGGGGCGGGCGGTTTCTGCCTGCCCTTTTTAATTTAAATAAACATGAAATATATAATTGACCCAAAATATATAGGTAATACGGTGTACACTATTACTCCGACCTATAAACGTGCTGAAGGTGGAAAATTTGTATTAGATTCTACTTTGTCTGATAAAGATAAAGGTTATCTTTACGAAGTTATTAAACACGAAGCCATAAAGAAAGATGAAAAAGCAGATTAATCTTGAAGTGTTACCGACAAATAATGATAAAGGAACACAGACAGGCTTTAAGAATAGTGCAAGTATAGAACCATTTCATTTTATGGGAAGCACATCCGGGAGTCCAGATTTTTGGAGTTTCGGAAGTGATAATCTTTTCCCTTATTCGTTGGCTTTACTTGGACGCGGTGTGCCTATTCATAGGCGAATTCTCAATGATAAGAGGGATTATACTACAGGGAAGGGCTTTATCTGTGATGATAAGAATAAAGACCTTATCAAATTCATAGAAAAAGTCAATAAAGACGGGGAAAACCTATCTTCTTTGGTGGCTAAACCTATCTTTGACTATTGGCAAGGTGGTAACTCTTATATAGAGGTGGTGACAAACCGTAAACAGTCTTTTTTATCTTTCTTTCATCAAGATTATACTAAGTGCCGTCTTAATAAGGAAAAGACGCATATCATCCTTAATTCTGACTGGTGCAGTTATAATAAGTCTGAAAGTAAGTTTATCCCTATCTATCCAGTATTTGAGGAATTGGATGGATATATGCGTTCTATAATCGTATACAAGGATTATGAGCCTATGTATACCAATTACGGGGTACCTAACTACATATCAGGATTAAATGTATCTGCTATCGCTTATAAGACCGACAGATGGAATATTTCCCGTTTGGATAATTCATTTCAATTATCTGGTGTTATGGAGATAGACGCCGATGAGGAAGATGAACTTAAGATAGAGCGGATAAAGAAAACACTGGAAAAAAAGTTTAAAGGTAATCCAGGTGAAGTTTTTTTCTTGCTTAAAAACAAGGTAGAAGAAGGTAGGGGGACTAAATTTACGCCTATAGCGTCAAGCAATGAAGGCGACTGGGGGACGTTGCATGATTCATCCAATAATGATATCATAGTAGCTCATTCCTGGTTTAAAGAGCTCTCAGGGTTCGACTATACTACAGGTTTTTCACCTGAAAGGATTCTGTACGCTTATGAGATAGCATTAAACACAGTAATCAGGCCTACACAAAATAAAATTATCACTCCTTTGCGTGAATGTATCGAAAATATTCTTAATATTGATGCATCAACGCTGGACTTTGTCAACAAACCCCCTATCACGGTTAAACCGTCATACATGAAAGTTTGGGAAGCAAGAAAGGCTGACGGGATGGATTTTGATGAAAATGATCCATTGCAAAATATATATTTAGCTGAACTTAATAAATCAAAAAATGGCACATCTGATAACAGCAAGTGAGGTTATAACAATAGCCTTCATTGGAGAGGAAAAAATAAGTTCCGATAAGATAAAAGACGTATCTATAGATATTGCCGAAAAGGAGTTTATAATTCCGCATATTGGGCAAGATTTATATGATGCATTGATTTTAGGTTCTTATACAGAGTTAGCAACGCTATTAGAGAAACCTTTGGCATTTTATGTACGTTTCCTTATTTTGCCAGAGATAGCCGTTTCCGTGGCAAATATGGGGCTTATGCAGTCGATAAATGATTATTCGCGTCCCGTAAGTTCAGCAATGCAAAACACTTTACTACAGCGTACATTAAAGAATGCAGAGACGCTTATGGATACCGTGGTTAAATATATTCAGGATAATTATGAATTGTACCCCGAATATATCTATAAAAGACATCATAAAATAATTGGTGGAATAATTCTATGAACAAAATAGACAAGCTTGAAAAAGAAATTAAGAAGTTAAAGAAAAGCACTTTTTCTGTTTCTTTGGATCGCTCTGCAGGGGGGTCTATTACATCTATCTCTAAGAGCGGAAATAAGATAAAAGCTAAGACATCTAAAGGGGAGATACTTAGTTCATCATATACACCATCTCCATATACTGATATTCTTTCGCGCTTCGTTATCGTTGACGGTGATTTAAGGATATTGGGAAACATGCATACTACTGGAAGCAATGCGGCTTTTATGGAAGGATTGTCTGCTGTGGGAGGAATAGCAGAAGAAAGCGACCCTATATTTGTTGCTTCACCGGCACATGGTATTACGGCGGGAAATATAACCTCATGGAGTGCAGGGGGAACATTCGCCACTACTCATTTATCTGATTATAATCATGGTAATATAGCCAACGGTCAAACGGCTTTTGGTTGGGGTGATTGGTCAACTCATTTCGGGTCAACAGCAGGGACTATATGCGTGGGTAATGATTCAAGACTAAGTGACGCGCGTACACCTGTCTCTCACGCTCATGGCAATGTTACCAATGCGGGCTTAATAGGAGTTACCGCCAATTTACCTGTAATTACAGGCACAGGGGGTATTCTGCCGGCAGGAGCATTCGGTACAACATCCACTACGTTTTGTGTCGGCAATGATTCAAGACTTAGCGACGCAAGAACACCTGTCTCTCACACACATGGGAACATAACCAACGCGGGAGCAATAGGTTCAACCGCGACCCTTCCAATTATCACAACAACCAGCGGAGTGCTG